TGATACAGTAACAAACAATCCTGATTGGATTCAGAATGCTCGAATGGCTCGAGCACGAGATGGAGATATGGCAGGTGAAATTGTACCAGGAACCGCTAACACAGATATCTATCCTGCTCATGCAATACAAGAAAACGAACTTGGTAATTCTGGTCTTAGATTAACAACATCAACACTAATACCTGGTGAGGAAGGAGTTGATGGAGAATTTGAACCTGAAGATGACCCAGAAAGATTACAATGGTTAGAAGGTACTCACCCAGACCAACAACCCCCTGAAGAGGAATAAATTATGAATTATAAAGGACACAATGTTGAGGTATTAACACCTCTTAAGAAAAAGATGATTGACGACGCAACCAAACCATTTGATGTATATAACGAAGGACCGTTTAAAACTTCGTTAAGTAAAATGGAAGGTGTATTTAGAAAAGAAGTTGTTTCTTATAGAGTTAAAGATGGTTACTTATATAAAGAAACCGCTATTAGAGATTTTTCCGATGGTGATTATCATGACACCGTCAAAATAGAAACTCTACATTCAGTAGAGAAATAATAAAAGGGGCATTGCGCCCCTTTTTACTATTGTTTACCGAAGGCTTTTCCAGCTTCAGATATACCAAAAGCACCTAATGTTACTACAACGAATGATGTGTAAATAGTATCAGAAATCACCAAGTCTTGTCCCCAGAATGCTGTTATTAAGTCGCATATACCAAAGACCGTCATTAAGAAAAAGGATATAAATCCAATTATTGATTTCTCATTAATATCATTTTCGTCACGGAACAGTGCACCAAATGAAAATTTAGTTTGAGGTTTTGCTGCTGCAGTAGCAACTTGCAATTCCTTAGATAGTTTTTCCATTTCTTTGATTTTATCTTGAGCTTCATCGAGCTTTAATACCATCTCAGTATATTTTTCAATATCAATGGTAGCTTCGCCTCTGCCGGTGTCTACTGTTTCTTTTGCCATTTTATTATGCCTCAGATTTCCATAGTGTCCATGCGCCGTAAACTAATCCGACCCAAGCCACTAGTTCGATGATTCCACCGAAAAGTAAATATCCACCACAGACAGCAATAATTAAACCACCATCCCATGATGTTCTTTCTCCGATTCTGTCAAGGACCCAATCCTTTCCAAGATTAACAAATCCTTTTAACATATCTAGATTTAGCATACAAATTCTCCTTTTATTTTTTATTTCAAATAAGCATGACTATATAACTATTTATAAATAAACTTTGTGAAAACCAGACAATATAATGGAGTGGTCATGTCAAACAATCTTAAAGCCTTAACAAAAGAGCATCACGACAACGCAGAACGTACTGAATTTGCTGATATGCTTTTAAGTGGTAATATTCCACCAAGATTATATCAACAATATTTAGCTGCGCAATTAGCAAATTATTCAGCACTTGAAAGTGCAGTTCAAGTTCCAATCGAATTAGAATCAATTTTTAGGTCAACTCAAATTGAAGATGATTTGATTGAATTAGAAAATATGTATGATTTACCTGAGGTTGAAGAACCTTTGAAAAGCGTTGTTGAATATCAAAGACATATCGACGTACTCTACGAAGACGAAAACAATACTGGATTGTTAGCACATTTATATGTAAGACATTTCGGCGATGCTCATGGTGGTCAAATTATTAAGAAACATGTTCCAGGTACTGGAGCAATGTATGAGTTTGACGATCGCAAAGGCCTGATCGCTGGAGTAAGAGAATTACTTGACGACAGTATGGCTGATGAAGCTAAAATTTGTTTTGAATTCGCAGAGCGTATGTTTATGGAATTAATAGAACTCTATCATGAGAATCCAGAAGATTATGATAGTAGTGAAACTATTTTAGCTGAACTAAACCAATTCGACGAATGATAGAATCAGAATTATTTGATAAGTTGAGAAACTTGTCAGGCGAGTTAAGGCGCTTATTTAGCTCTTACATGCAAGAAGTTGAGAATCCAAAACATATTGCAGACCTTGAAGGTTGGAGTGATTATTTTTGGGAAAGCGATACAATACGAAAAGCTCATTTAAAAACAATAGAACCTGTCGGTAAAAACAAACTATGGTTAATGCATATTAATATTTTTCCAAGAGAAAATGTTAATTTACCCATATTCGGTTTAGATATTGTAGCTAATCCAAAAAAAATCTCAGGGTGTTTCTGTGACTATTCTCCTATTACTGGTGGCCACCACCCTTATCTAGATAAATTTAGTTACGAGACTGAGGGGTTAACATGGACCCGAGCTAGAGTCATGCCTGATTGGGCTATGGAAATCTTCAGCCCTAATATTGTTGGTGCAGGTAGTATTCGTGAAGGTGAAGAAACAGAACAACTCTGTAGTATGGCTTATAATCTTGCATCGTTTTATTGTATGGAAATGAATAATCCAACCTACGCTAAAGACAAAGAACTCAACACACTTGAAGCACAAAACAAATATTGTCGTAATCAGAAAATGAATAAGATGCTACATAGCTCAATCCTTGCAATGGGAATATCCGAAGAGCGTAAAAACCAATATGTAGAGAATGTTTTATTTGAAGAAGTATAACTTCTGTCTAAGTATTTCCAACCATTATTGCTTTGCGAAGAGCAAGAACTTTTTATCGTATAAATATATTATACGTTCATCTCAATAGAGACGGAAGTAGTCATGATGACGAAGGAACGCAATCTTTTCGGAGATTGACATGACTAAATATCAAACAATGGTCTTTAAGCATTCTGTTAAACGAGACCTACAGAGAGTAGTCAACACTCTAAAAGCCAAGAGAGAAGATAAGTCAAGGTACAACTTTCCTAGTGAAAACAAATTACCTGACTACATTGCTAAAAATCCTTGGTACTAAAAATAATTGTTGACAAACACGGTTAAACGTGTTATAATATATGGGCTTATTGGGAAATAGGCCCATTTTTTATCCACAAAAATATTAAAAACATGTTGACAATACATTGCTTTTAGTATATAATAACAGGAAATTATGACAAAAAAACAAAAACCAGGAGATAGTGATATGTCCGTTGTCGCACTGACACCAGATAAGATACACCATGAAATTTCTTCTAAATTATCAAAGGGTGTACCATATATTGATGCTCTTGTAGATTTTGCAGAAAAGAACAACTTAGAAATAGAGACCATAGCTCAAATTGTAAAGAAAAGCTCAATTCTTAAAGAAAAAATTAGAACTGAAGCTGTAGGTTTGAAAATGGTTAAACAAGAAGAAGAATCCACACTGAATGAACACATTGATAAATGACCAAGGATTTGAAACTTACATTAAATATCTAGCACTGAAAAAACATTTTACATCTGACGGCTATGACTATCATAAATATAATGGTAAAGTCAGAGCTTCAATGGATAAGTTTCGTACTAGACCTGATGCATATAGTTTTGCAAAACTGTCAAAAAAAGACGATGTAGTGAACTTTATGCTCGCAAACTTTATAAATAATCCAAATATCTGGATTCGCCAACTACTCGATTATGAGGCTGAAAATAGATATTTAAACTGGAGGAAAAAGATTGAGTCATTGACTTATACTTTTAAATCCGAGCTGAAAAATCTAGATGAAGATTGGACAGCTAATTTTATATCAAGGGATGGTCAACATCCTTACATTATGACTCAGTATAACCAGAGGAAGATTTCTCTAGAGACCTTCACCATTCTGGTACATGCTGCCAATATTTTTGACTATTGGGGTGAAAAAATTGTTGACAAAATAATCTCACATGATATAATAAGACTCTCTAGAAAGTATAAACCCTTTCTAGTTTATGATGAACGGAAGTTTAAGGACATTATACGTGACCACTTCCAAACTTAATAAAACGCTATATAACGCTATACAAGGAGAAAACTATTATGGCAACTACAAACTTTGCTTCGCTTAAGAAGAATCGTACGAAGTCACTCGACGCGCTAAACGCACAGCTCGATAAGATTTCAACCAAATCATACCAAGACCCAAACGAGGGTAAATTCTGGAAACCAACAAGAGATAAAGCTGGTAATGGCTTTGCGATTATTCGTTTCCTACCTGCTCCAAATAATGAGGAGATGCCTTTCGTAAGAATTTGGGACCACGGGTTCCAAGGACCTACAGGGTTATGGTATATCGAAAACAGCTTGACTACTATCAACCAAGACGACCCAGTATCTGAATACAACTCTAAGTTGTGGAATTCTGGTGTCGATGCTGATAAAGACCAAGCTCGTAAACAAAAGCGTAGATTGAAGTATACTTCAAATATCTATGTTGTCAAAGACCCAGCAAACCCAGAGAATGAAGGGAAGGTCTTTATGTACTCATTCGGTAAAAAGATTTTTGATAAGTTAAACGACTTGATGAATCCTACCTTTGAAGATGAAGAACCAGTAAATCCATTCGACCTATGGGAAGGTGCTAATTTCAGACTTAAAATTCGTAAGTTCGAGGGTTACCCGAACTATGACAAATCAGAGTTTGATGCACCTGCACCGCTATTAGATGACGATGCAGAACTTGAACGTGTTTGGAACCAAGAGCATTCTTTACAAGCTCTTACAGACCCTTCTAACTTTAAGTCATACGATGAACTCAAGCAAAAACTCTACAGAGTTCTTGACCTTGCAAATGAAACTCAAGAGGTTTCAGCACCATCACCGTATGAGGCAGAAGACAACGATGACCTTGATATTTCAAGCTCAATCAGAGAAGCTGCACCAGCTCCAGTAGCTGAAGCAGAAACTACATCACAAGTAGATGACGATGACGACGACCTTTCAATTTTTAAGGAACTTGCACGTAACTAATCTAAGGTGGGGGCTCTCGGGTCCCCATATTTACAGGAGAAAGTATGTCAATTAAACCAACAATAGATATGTCAAATTTTGACTTTGGCTTTACAGCCATGACAGAAGATGAACTGTCAGTCGTACAAGAAACTAAAGCTCAAGCAGAGTCTGCATCAGCATCAGCTGAAGAGGCAACACAAAGAGCTCAAATTATGTATGAGGCAATCATTCCATTGTTAAACAATCTCAAAGCAAATCCGGAAAAAGATTATATCTATTGGCCGAATCGTTATGAGAAACTTGACGCTTTTGCAGATAAACTACATCAAATTCTTAGCGGAGAATAATTATGAGTCTACTTGACAAAATGTTGAAGGCGGGTTCAGTCAAAGGGTCGACTGTACTATCAAAAAGTTCCTTCTTTAATACCAAAGACCCAATACAAACAGAACTACCAATTGTGAATATCGCATTCTGCGGTTCTCTCAATGGCGGTTTACTTCCAGGTTTAACTGTAGTAGCTGGTGAATCAAAGAGCTTCAAAACTCTTTTAGGCCTCTATTGCATGAAAGCTTATTTAAACAAATATCCAGATGGTGTTGCAATCTTATATGATTCTGAGTATGGTATTACTCCAGAATATCTTGAAAGCTACAACATTGATACTGACCGTGTTATTCACGTTCCAATCGAAGACGTCGAGCAATTAAAGTTTGACTGCACAAATCGCTTGAACGAGATTGACAAAGGAGATAAAGTCTTTATAATGATTGACTCTATTGGTAACCTTGCTTCCCGTAAAGAAGTTGATGATGCCTTAAATGAGAAATCAGTTGCTGATATGACGAGAGCAAAACAGCTTAAATCATTATTCAGAATTGTTACGCCTAAGCTAACAGGTAAAGACATTCCAATGATTGCTATCAACCACACTTATAAAGAAATTGGTCTGTTCCCTAAGAACATCGTTTCAGGTGGTACTGGTATTTACTATTCAGCAAACCAAATCTTTATTATTTCTAAATCTCAACAGAAAGAAGGTACTGACCTTGCAGGGTTTAAGTTCACTATTAATATTGAGAAATCTAGGTATGTTAAAGAAAAAGCTAAACTACCATTTACCGTATTATATGACACAGGTATCCAAAAGTATTCAAGTCTGTTTGACCTCGCACTTGAATCTGGACATTTGACAAAAGCTAATCAAGGATGGTATAATTTAGTTAATATGGACACAGGTGAAATCATTGAGCCTAAGCGTAGACTGAAAGATATTGAAGCAGACAATGAGTTCTTTGAAGGACTGATTTCTGACCCAAGGTTTAATGAATACGTTGAGAAAAAATTCAAATTAACTACATTAGAAATGGGAGATGCTGAAGATGATAGAGAAGACGATACTATCGAATCTGATACTGAATGAGGAATATAGCCGAAAGGTTTATCCTTATCTCAAAGATGATTATTTTGATGACTTGTCTTATCGTAAAATCTTCAACACCGTTACGGAATATGTAGAGCAATACAAAGAGCCTCCCACAATAGAGGCTCTTAAGCTCTCACTCGAAAAGCGTAAAGACCTTAACGAAGACACTTACAAAACAATTCATGAGTTGTTAAGTGAGTTCGAAGTTGATAAAACAACTAATCCACAGTTCTTGCTTGACGAAACAGAAAAGTTTTGCCAAGATAAAGATTTATATAACAGCATTCGTAAAAGTATTAACATACTTGACGGACAAGATAATGTTAACGATAAAGGTAGCATTCCAAAATTACTATCCGATAGTTTGGGCATCAGCTTTGACTCAAGTGTTGGCCACGACTTTTTAAATGACTATGAAGATCGTTACGAACATTACCACAGAAAAGAAGAGCGGATTCCGTTTGACATTGATATTCTAAACAAAATTACCAAAGGTGGTTTACCTCGTAAATCAATGACAGTATTACTTGCTACGACGGGTGGTGGTAAATCATTACTCAAATGTCACATGGCAGCTAATCATTTGATGTATGGTAAAAATGTTCTCTATATTACTATGGAAATGGCAGAAGAAGAAATCGGCCGACGTATTGATGCGAACATTATGGATATTACAATGGACGAAGTCAATGAGATTCCAATAGATGTTTATGAAAAAAGGCTCAACAGATACAAAACTAAAACCACTGGTAAACTTGTCATTAAAGAGTATCCTACTGGTTCTGTGCATTCTGGTCACTTTAGACACTTACTAAATGAGCTTGAACAGAAGAAAAACTTTAAACCCGATGTGATATTCCTTGATTATCTTAATATTTGTGCTTCATCTCGTGTAAGAGGTGCTGCAGCATCAAGTAGTTATAACCTTGTTAAGAGTATTGCTGAAGAGGTTCGTGGCCTTGCGATGGAGTTTAACTGTGCACTTGTAACATCATCTCAGTTCAACCGTGATGGCTACGGCAACTCTGATGTTGACCTTACAAATACATCTGAATCTATGGGTATTACTCATACTGCTGACTGCATTCTTGGTCTTGTAACATCTGAACAGCTTGATGAGCTTGGGCAACTTATGCTTAAACAATTAAAGAATCGTTGGGGCGATATCAGTTGGTATCGTAGATTCCTTGTTGGTATTGATAGAGCAAAGATGAAAATCTATGAACTCGAAGAAAGTGCTCAAAACAATATTAACCTTGACGACAGTTCCGGAGGTGGCTCGGGAAAAAAGAAAGTGATTGATGATGGCCCTGTGTTTGACAAGACAGACATCGGTCAACGATTAAGCAAGAAAAAGAAAGGTGTATTCAGCGACGCTCATTTAGTTTGATTTTTATAAATAACTGAAACACCATATTTTTAATAAAGGTATTATGAAAA